AGAATTGGAAGATTCGGTCAATGATACCAACGCAGAACCAACACTCGATCCTGCATGTGCGACTCCTGCTCCCGCGACTGGTTCGATGGATGAAGAAATCAACCTAGAGTCCTTGCTTGAGAGCGATGACGATGACGAGGATGACGACAAAGAGGAAAAGGGCGAAAAGAAGGACGAGAAGGACGATGACGACTCCGGAAAACCTGCTTGGCTCAAAGAAAACATTTCGTTGAAAAAGGAATTAGAAGAATACCGCAATACAGTTGTTTATCTGCGGGACCGAATTAACGAAGTAAACCTGCTTAATGCAAAATTGCTATATACGAACAAATTGTTCAAACAAGCAAATATGACCAATGAGCAGAAACTAAAGATAATCGAGTCGTTTGACCTCACAAAGTCGGTCCGTGAAGCCAAGCTCGTTTACGCTACGCTAGCTGAGTCCATAAATTCCGGTGCAAGACGGACTGAAACCAAGAAACTCGTTTCTGGTACAGTCAAGACAATCACCGAAGGGTTAGCTTCGAAGTCCGTTGCATCAACAAAGCCGACGAAACCGGTAGTACTTACTGAGGGGGCCGAGATGGCCAACCGATTTAAGAAACTAGCTGGTATTCGCTAATAACTAAAATCAACAATCAAACCTTAACAGGAAATTAAAATTATGTCAGACATTAAAAAATTGCTAACAGAGACATCTAATCCGATGGCTCAACTAATGAGCCAGACTCGCAGTCTCGTCAACAAGTGGGACAAGACCGGTCTATTAGAAGGTATCAAAGGTGATATGGAAAAATCCCATATGGCCATTTTGCTTGAGAACCAAGCAAAACAACTAATCGACGAGGCTACCCGCACAGGTACATCGTCCAGTTCCGAACAATGGGCCGGTGTGGCACTGCCACTCGTTCGCCGCGTGTTCGCTGAAATCGCAGCCAAAGAATTCGTGTCGGTTCAGCCGATGAATCTTCCTTCCGGTCTAGTGTTTTATCTAGACTTCAAGTATGGTTCTGACCAAGCTGGCAAGCCTTCGTTTGCTAACCAGTCCTTATTTGGTGGTACCGGAACAAAGTTGGGTTCGACCGATAGCGCAGTCAATGGTCTATATGGCCAAGGCCGCTTCGGTTACACCATCAACGACCAGACCGCCTCCTTGGCGATGGTCACGAGTTCTGGTAATTGGCTGAACGTAGCGTTCAATCCTACTCTTAGCGCCTCGGCTGCTGCTGGTGAAATTCAACTGGTGACAGTTGACCTAACCGCCAACCGCCAATTCGACGCCAATGGAGTTCGCGCCTTTACCGTTTCTGGTACTGGTATCGTTGACTTCTATCCGGCCTTCACGACTTCGGCTCCGGGCACAAACACGGTAACGTTCGTTGTATCTGGCTCTGGGATCACGGGTAATGGTGCAGTTGCGTACCACACACAGCCGACCGACATGACTCGTGGCGACTTCGAAGACAAGGGTAATGGACTTCCAAACGTATACGGCACCGCTCATGACATTGGTATTCCAGAAGTCAATCTAGAATTGAAGAGCGAGGCTATCGTAGCCAAGACACGCAAGCTAAAGGCCGTCTGGACACCAGAACTGGCACAGGACTTGAATGCCTATCACTCAATCGACGCAGAAGCAGAATTGACCGCGCTGTTGTCCGAATACGTTTCGATGGAAATTGACTTAGAAATCCTCGACATGTTGATGCTGGCCGCTCCTGCTGCTACAACGCAGTATTGGTCCGCACGCATCGGAACTGAGTTCAACTCTTCCCTCGGTATCTTCCAAGACACCGCCGCAAATCGTACGGCTTACGTAAAGAGCACATGGTTCCAAACCTTGGGCAATAAGATTCAACAGGTATCTAACAAGATTCACCAGTTGACACTGCGCGGTGGTGCAAACTTCCTCGTATGTTCGCCTGACGTTGCAACCATCATCGAGTGCATTCCGGGCTTCACCACCAACACGGACGGCGACCAAGCCAAGTTCGCGATGGGTGTTGCCAAGGTCGGCGCTCTGAGCAACCGTTGGACAGTGTACAAGAACCCATATATGACGGACAACGTTATATTGGTCGGATTCCGCGGAACGAACTTCCTCGAAACCGGTGCTGTGTATGCTCCATACATTCCTCTAATCCAAACTCCTCTGGTATACGATCCAGTCAACTTCACGCCTCGCCGTGGTGTAATGACTCGTTATGCCAAGAAGATGATCCGTCCGGAATTCTACGGCAAGATCATCATTGGAAATCTAAACGAAGTCTAATCCTTCTTAGAGTAGAGTTAATCATACAAAAAACCCGGTCGAAAGGCCGGGTTTTTTATTTTTTAAAATATTGCATCCGTTGCTCAATTTGTTCGAGCTAACGTAATATGCGACTCACCGTGGAATTTTCTAACGTCTTCCAACTTAAAATTTTCAATTAATGGAACAAATCTTTTAATGTAAAGGTTGGCGCGATTATCTTCCTTGGCAGTCATTGTCAATCGCAGTATTTCGTGGCTGTCATCGTCAAATTCAACGAAACTATTTGTTATATCAATGATGGTGGCAAATATTCTAAGCGCATCCCCAGTTTTGGTCAGTCCGATATTTAATTTGTTTGTTCCGTCCGATTCCACTCCTTCGTGGACTCCGAACGCTATTTCCCACGCAGTATCGTCGTATCTACCTTGCTTGGCATACCACATGTAATTAATGCCGCTGTCAGTTTTGAATCTTATTATTTGGACCGGGCTCAACACATCTTTTTTATAAATTTCTCCGGTTTCTTCGTCTTCGTAATCAATTTCTTCGGTTGCAAAGGAATGTTTGTATTTATAAGGCGATTCGAGCGCCTCGCTGAGAAGGTGTTTCAATAAAATCATACTTATAAATATAAAAGCCGCCCGAAATATCAAGCGGCTTGTGCACCGGTATAAGTTATGTCAAATATTATCGACGATGACCGCGACGATGTTCGTGACCGCCGATTCCAACGCCAATACGCCACGTTATAATCGAATAAGACGGGGCGGTGTAGTATCTTGGCGATAGATCGTAGTATGGATAATAATAAATAACTCTTGGTTGCGAGGGCGCGTGCTGCACATATCTAGGACTGGACACGCATCCACTTGACGTTAATACAACAGCCAACAGCAACATTGAGATTAGTTTTTTCATATATTATATGATTACATTATGTGTTAATTGCCCCAATTGTCAACGAGAATCATCCACCACTCAAGCGTCTTTCTATATCTTGCATTCTTGCGCTAACAACGTCTTTTGACAGTGGGGGAGTTGTTGGTTCTAATTTTTTTGGCGAATCGTATTTGGTTTTATGGTTGGTTGGATAATTAAATCCGGAATCTGGTGTTCTTGGTTCGCGACGCAGTATATTCAATACTTTTTTTGCCAACGCATCATTTGGCCATTCAAACTTTCCACCGGCATCGAAATTTTTTATAGCGGGCATCAACAAGTCCACTTCTTCGGGAGTTACTTTATTATGTTGAATTGCATAATCCGAGTTTTCTCTGCCGAGTCCGCCGCGTTCAATGTATGTTTCTATATCTTTTAACGTGCGTGCTTCAATTAACTGTTTTAATTTAATCACGTGGAGTCGTCAGGTCAAGTATCGTTTGTAAAACTCTCTGTTTCTGGCCAATTCTTTTTTCTCGCCATTAAAAGTACCGTACCGTTTATACTCTCTTTTTGCCTTTGGAATGTCTTGGAAAACTACGGCTTTAGTCATCTCCGGGAACTTGGCGACGGTGCCCAAATTGAACGAATAGTCTACCAGCATTTCCCACTGTTTCTGTGAAAGGTTTGTTGGTAAGCGAGCCTTTTTTAAATATGCTTCTGTTTCTCGTTTAGCCTTTTCCAAATCTTGTTTTAACAGCGCGGTAGCCTCTTGCTCAGTTATGCCATTTCTAAACTTCGCCATATCATCAGACTTGGTGATTTTATGCCCATAAGCAATATCCCAACTCTTGCCGCCCTCAACCGCCGGATGCGGGTACCACTTCCCGTTTTTAAATCCTTTTTTTATATTGTTCTCAACCGCCTTAATATAATTCACAAAATCGTCGGTGATTTCGAATTTTTTGACGGTGGACATTCCTGTAAAATCTTGCTTGGAGACGTACGGCTCCATTCCTTTCACTTTGTTTCCCGCCGGTTCTCCATAAGCGTGGTGGGATGGTGGTGAAAGCTCATGTGCATTGTGTGAAGCATTGGATGCTGGCGCTCGGTCTGGCACGACTTCCTCCTGTTTTAATTTAATAATATTACCTTCGATGAGTATGTCCTTGAGCTTAATCATATGTTCTTTCTATAAATATAGGCTAAAATAAAAAAAGGGCGGTAGGATAGGAATAGGTTATATTTATATCCACTGTCAGATATTTATATAATATGCCAGATACATCCATAAATTATAACGTTGACCAAGATAGAGTGCGATGGCCCGGTTCGGGGTCTGCAATCACGTCTGGTAGTGGGCTAACACCATACGGGTTTTACGAGGCCGACCCAATCTTTCAAAAAGACGCGGTTAATTCTGCAAAATGGGCGGCAACCAGACTCGGCTATCCAATTGTTGATATTGAAATGATAGACATAAGTTTTTACGCATGTTTTGAAGAGGCATGTAATGAGTATAGTGCACAAGTGAATCAATTTAATATTCGAAACAACATTGGAGTGTTGCAGGGCTCGTCTGCCACTACCAACATTACACAAACAAACGTGGGGGGAAGCGGGCTACCGTACATAATTAAACTTGCACAGGGATATGGCACAGAATTCGGTGTTGGTGGAAACGTTGATTGGAAAAAGGGATTTGTGGAAGTTGAGCGAGGAAAGCAGACCTATGATTTACAGGCACTGTGGGGAGATGTCAGCGAAAGCTTCAATCGAATTGAAATCAGGAGAATCTTCCACGAAATGTCACCCGCTGCGGCGCGTATCTACGACCCATTTTCTATGACTGGTATGAGTTACAGCAACGTTCTCAACGAAATGGGATTTGCCGGATACTCACCAGCAACACAGTTCTTAATGACTCCGATATTCGAAGATTTGCTTCGTATGCAAGCAATCGAGTTTAATGACATGGTAAGAAAGTCCGCGTATGGATTCGAGCTAATAAATAATAAAATCAAGATATTCCCAATTCCGACGAGCAACTTTAAAATGTATTTTCAGTATTTGTTGGCGGCTGAACGTGACGCACAAGGGGTTAGTGGGTCTGGTTCATATTACAATACCTCCGGTTCTGCCGTATCGTCTCCGATTATAGGAGACTACAGCAATGTTCCATACGGTGTTATTCCATACGGCAGTGTTAACTCGGTTGGAAAACAGTGGATACGAAAATATTTCTTGGCACTGTGTAAAGAAGTGTTGGGTGGTATTCGCCAAAAGTATCAGACTATTCCTATACCGGGCGCGGAAGTAACACTCGACGGAGCGGAATTAAGACAGGAGGCATCCGCTGAGAAGACGGACCTTATGACTCAATTACGAGAAAATCTCGAAGCGTCCGGACGCAAGGCTCAAATGGAAATGCGGGCGGAGGAAGCACGCCAAATACAGGAGACGTTAAGAACTGTTCCACTTGGGATTTATGTTGGTTAATTTTATAATGACTTCCATTTTTGATAACATACTATCAGCGACGGAACGGAGATACATGAAACACGTGGGCATTAACCGTCTGTTGAAATACAATCCAAAGTTTACTAGCTTGGAATTGAAATACTATACAATGTTGCAGGCAATGGAAATATTCTATATTCCACAGTATGAAATGAACGGGCGATATTACGACGCGTACTTGCCTGATCATAATGTTTTATTGGAATTCGATGGGACATTCTGGCATCCACTAAAAGAGGAAGAATGTAAATACGGGTTTCAGAAAAAAAGTATGAAGGTGGACAAGCTAAAAAATTACATGGCGGAGAAAAAAGGCATTAAAATCGTTCGTATCCGCGAAGAATCACCGGTGACAAAAGAACAATTAAAAAAACTTATATGGGACTAAGAGGCAGATACTTTTCACAGCGAGACTTAAATCTCATAAACTCTCTCAACGGCGAGCTTATGGGGGACATCGTGGAAAATTTAATCCAAGTGTTCAAGATTTCTCCAAACGAAACTAAGACCAACATCTACGGAGAAACTTCGCAAGAAACTGGTAAATGGTTTCTTCCGGCAATACAAATCTCTGCATTGATCGAACGGTCTGATATGGCAACCGATTACGACGACTTTGGACCGAATCGAAACCAAACCCACGTGTTCAAAATGCGCGAAAAAGTTCTTAAAGAATTAAATTTTTATCCAGAAGTTGGTGATATGATTGCTTGGAATGACCGTTACTATGAAGTTGATAATGTTGTCCAAGAACAACTTCTGGGTGGACAGGCTGAAAAAAGTCACTCGATCATTTGTAATGGACATTATACAAAAATCACATCTTTGAACATTATGCAGCGGAACGATTAATACGATGAAAATTCTAAAATTGAAGCATATAGTTGAACAAATAGAAAATGATAATGTTAATGCGTTCAACCAAGACCTTAAATCGCAAATGAAAGGTATGATGAATAAAATTAAACACAGCGACTATGCCCCGGGCGATGAAATTTTTACTATAACCGGGGCACCGGTAACGTTTGTGTCGGACAGTGTGCCGGACAGAAAAACCGGCGAACAACGAGCAATAGTAAAAGATCGGGATGGTGCAACATATGGTACATATTTAAAAAGTCTTACACCGGAACAACCCAGCAAAGAGTCCGCGCTTGCGTTTATGGCGAGTAAATATAAAAAATACGACGAATTTGTGGACGCCGCCGGTAGGCGCGGTTACGACGAGTCCGATGGGTTGCAGCGAATTTGGAATAAAGCAATATAATAACCTATCAAATTTATGGCATGGCGTGGACCAACAGTTAAACCCGTAGCGAATCAAGCTCCAAATCCCATCAATCATGGGCCGGAAATGTCTGACTCGAAAATCCCTACACCGAATTCGGTGTTTGGTCCGAATGCTACTAAGCCAAATCGCGCCTATAATATCCGTAGAGATAAAGACGAAGAGAAAGACTTTTCGGTAACTCTAATTGATATTGATACTACTATTTTGAGTCACTTGGATAATGTAATAAGTCCAACCATAGTTGATGCGGGTAGACAAGTAAAAGTTCCGATTAATTATGCTTCTCCGGAAAGATGGAAAGCAATTAGAAAAGACGGCGGAATCAGAGATAAGAACGGCAAAATTCAATGCCCAGTGGTTGTGTTCAGAAGGACTACCATGCAGCGTAACGACAATCTCGTGACTCTCAACCGTTATTTACAATATCCAGTTGTAAAACAGTTCTCTCCAAAAAATAATTATGATAAATTCTCCGTGATGACTGGGTTTGCTCCGAGGAAGGAATTCTACTCTGTGGCAATGCCTGACCACGTAATAGTTAATTATGATTTTATTATCTGGACCGATTTAGTCGAACAAGGGAACTCAATTGTCGAAGGCATTAATTTTGCCACGGAAGATTATTGGGGCGACAAGGTTCGGGCGAAATTCAGAACAACCATCAGCGATTACAACTTCGAAACTTCCACCGACGCCGACCAAGATAGAATTGTAAAAACAACCTTTAATATGATGGTATATGCCTATCTCCTACCTAATAAATATGAAAATTATCAGTCCACTACTCAGAAGGCATTTTCAATGAGGAAGGTTGTGTTTGGAGTGTCTGAAACTGCAATTGACCTCAAAGATTTGAATGCAAGCGAATTGACACAAAGAGCACAAGAACTGGCATCGGCTGGGGTTTCAACGTTTACCCCGGACGAGCCAACCGCAAAACCACAATTTCCGTCGTTTGTGCACAATTCCCAGTATGCTATTCACGCTGGTCAAGCTGCCACAGCAAACAGTGCCAACTCAGCCAGCTACGTTGATACACTACATTTACAAGGTTCGTTCCAAGAAATAACCATCGTCGGTGGTGGCACAACTGGCTCATTTGGTACTAACATTGTATATAATGTGTCTAGTTCTGGTTACATTGATAGTATTCCAATTTCGTCTGGTAATGCGGCCAAGTGGCTAATTTCTATCAATGACGGCGGGGTAAACTTTAAGACCACCGAAATAGTTGCTACGTGGAACAGTAGTGTAATTCGGTTCCATAACACAGAAGTTAATGCGATTGGGAGCGTGCCGGTCGTATTGTCGGCAGATAACACGGGTGGAAACATAAACTTGTTAGCAAACCCTATATCCGGCAACTGGACTATAAAATTGATAAGAATGATGGTATAATTATATGAACAATCCAAATCCATTTATTATTCGCAACGGGTTACTGGTCGATGCCGACGCGGCAATTACTGGTATGTTGGATGTTGGCGTGGTATCGTCATCGGCGATTCATGCAAGAGAAATAAAAGTTACTCAAAGCTTGTATGTTGAAGGTCGGACAACGTTGCTGGGCGATAACATTTTTGGTACTGGCTCTTCCAGTATTCAGCGTATTACTGGCTCGCTTTTTTTAGATGTCGGCCCAATATTGTTAAACGGCGTAAACATCACGGCTTCGGCGGATCGTTCGTTTACTTCTTCGTATGCTGAAACTGCGTCGTACGTTACCGGTTTGGCAGCTACAGCATCGTGGGCTTACAATGCAATTACCGCATCGTATTTGATTGGATTACCAGAAACGGCGTCTTGGGCAAACAACGCGATTACCTCTTCGTATGCCACGACTGCATCGTTTGCTTTAACTTCTTCTTTTGCTACCACATCGACATCGGCTTCTATTTCAAATACTTCATCATATGTTGATATTTCTAAATTGGGTGACGTTGTAATATTAGGGTCATTTACGGTGTCTGGTAGCTCGACATTTCCTAGCCTGAACATAGACACCACAGCAAGCCAGAGCAATTCTATAGGAAAATTGGTATGGGACAATGAATATCAAACAATTTCTGTTGGTATGACCGGGTCTTCCGCTCTAAAGCTGGGTCAGGCAAATTATATTTGGACGGAGAATGTCTCCGGTATAACTATACCAAACGGCGCGGTCGTAAAAATAAACGGCGTGAGCAGTCATGGAAATCCACTGGGTGAATTGGCTATAGCATCGGATCACGTAGGAAATCGTGCGAATTATGATTCCGAAATTTATGGAATATCTATTCAAAATATAGAAAATAATGAATTTGGATATGTCAATACATTTGGCATTGTCGGAAATTTAAATACTAATGGATATCCGGATGGGGCTATGATTTATTTATCGAGTACCACGCCCGGAGAGTACACAGGCATAAGACCGACGGCTCCGTATGATATAGTTAGAATAGGAATGGTTTTGCGAAGTGACAGCGTGGAAGGAAAAATCCTCGTCAGTCCGGTTTCTCCTGTACATCTTGATGATATATCGGGGTTTTATGATTCCGCGTCGCTTGTTCCCGGTCAAGTTTGGATGGTAAATTCAACCGCGACCGGATACGAGAGAAGCAATAGTTTCACTGGCAGTTTATTCGGCACAGCATCGTATGCATTAAGTTATTCCGGCACCAGTGGGACATCTGGCGCGAATGGAACTAGTGGGTCTAGCGGTGTAACAGGAACAGCGGGTTCAAGCGGCACGAGCGGAGCAGCCGGAACAGCCGGTTCATCAGGAACAAGTGGCGCAACAGGCGAGGCCGGAACAGCGGGTTCAAGCGGCACGAGCGGAACGGCGGGTTCATCAGGAACAAGTGGTGCAACAGGCGGAGCCGGAACCGCGGGTTCAAGCGGCACGAGTGGAGCAGCCGGAACAGCCGGTTCATCAGGAACAAGTGGTGCAACAGGCGGAGCCGGAACCGCGGGTTCAAGCGGCACGAGTGGAACAAATGGTACAGCAGGATCGAGTGGTACGAGTGGAACGAACGGAACTAGTGGGTCTAGTGGTGTAACAGGAACAGCGGGTTCAAGCGGCACGAGCGGAGCAGCCGGAACAGCCGGTTCATCAGGAACAAGCGGCGCAACAGGCGAAGCCGGAACAGCAGGTTCGAGTGGTACGAGTGGAACGAACGGAACTAGTGGGTCTAGCGGTGTAACAGGAACAGCGGGTTCAAGCGGAACTTCCGGTACAAATGGAACCTCCGGTAGTAGTGGTACCAGTGGTACAAACGGAACTTCGGGTAGCAGTGGCACCAGTGGCACTAACGGTACGTCTGGTACCAACGGTACGAGTGGAAGTTCTGGTTCGAGTGGTTCGAGTGGTTCGAGTGGTTCGAGTGGAAGCGCGGGCACAAGCGGAACTTCCGGTACAAATGGAACCTCCGGTAGTAGTGGCACCAGTGGCACTAACGGTACGTCTGGTACCAACGGTACGAGTGGAAGTTCTGGTTCGAGTGGTTCGAGTGGTTCGAGTGGAAGCGCGGGCACAAGCGGAACTTCCGGTACAAATGGAACCTCCGGTACAAATGGAACCTCCGGTAGCAGCGGCACCAACGGTACGTCTGGGTCGAGTGGCACGTCGGGTAGCAGTGGCACCAGCGGCACCAACGGTACGTCTGGGTCGAGTGGCACGTCGGGCACCAATGGAACCTCTGGTAGTAGTGGTGCCAGTGGTACGTCTGGTTCAAGTGGCACGTCGGGCACCAATGGAACCTCTGGTAGTAGTGGTGCCAGTGGTACGTCTGGTTCAAGTGGCACGAGCGGAACAGCCGGTTCATCGGGAACGAGTGGCGCTGGCACAATATCCGGGGGCACTGCAAATTATATAACAAAGTTTAGCGATGCAACAACGCTGACAACCGGGTCGTTGTTTGATAGCGGAGGCAACATTGGTATTGGAACAAGTACTCCAAATGCAGAATTGGATGTAAATGGAGACGTGGCTGTTACTGGCAGTATTCGATTGACAGGTTCATTTTATTACAATAATCCCGCGTATAATACCGCAAGCATCGACGTGCTCGTGAGAAACAGCACAACCGGTGAAGTTGAATATACATTACCGTCATATCTAACAGCAGCAAAAAATGTTATTAGAGTTGGATTGTCGGGTAGCACTGGTGTAGATTTTACATCCATCAAGGCCGCTGTTGATAGTATATCAGATGCAACATCGACAAATCCATATGTTGTTCAGGTTCGTGCTGGTCTATACAAAGAAGACCCAATAACAATGAAGTCATATGTTGTTGTGGTTGGTCTAAATTCAACAGCAACAATTATTGAATCAACCAGCGCAAGTCTAACATTGATCAATGGTGCAGATCAATCAATGATTCAAGATTTGCAACTTCAAGGTTGCACAGGAAGTAATGCTGCCGCTGTTGAATATAAATCTGCAACAACTCCACAGACCAATGCAATCTTTTATGTTGAAAACGTAAGATTTGGTCCAAATTATACTCACGCAAGAACAGTTGGTA